ATTGTTGTGTTTTGACTTACTTGATCACCTCTGACTGGAGTTTCACCCGTTCTTTCAACTTCTTCTTCTATTGTTTCTTGTTTTCCAGTTTCAGGGCTCAATGGTAAACCTATACCTAATTCTCTTTCTAAACTTGTAAGCATAGCAGTCAATCCACTAAATACTTTATCACGACGTTGATAAGCATTAAATCTGTCATGAACTTTTTGTAATTGCACCACACTAGGAGGTTTAGCTAAGATGCTTGACAGAACATTACTAACGAGCATAGTTTTACCAAACTCAATAGGCTTACCTTGTCTTAATTGTCCAACAACAGCACCAGTAGCTATTGATGCTCCCGCATCTTTTGTGCCACCAGTAATAAAAAAGCTATATAATCTTCTATCAGTCAGAGCTTTAACATACTTTGGTGGGAATAAAGATTTAAAACTTTGAAACTCACCTAGCCCTTCAGTCAAGTCCGTCATATTTTTTGAGAACATTGCACTGTTTATTACTATCGTTCCAGAACCTTCCGCTTGTTCTGCTATACCACTTTTAGTCATTACTTTATTTATTATGGCTCTTCGTAAATCATTAGCAAAAGGACTGTTTATACCACCTTTTGAAGCCACCATATCTGAAACTTCTTTAGCAGTAGAATTTGATAATAAAACAAAAGCGTTTTCAGAATTTTCCATAGCTTGTTTCAACGCTTGTTGAGCACCACTGTTTTGTAATTGTGAAGCTTTTAGTGATAAATCCTCTAATGCTTTTCTTGTTGGTGCATGAGGAACTAACTTATTATATAAGTCTGGTTTATTTACTTTAAGGTCAAATAAAGTTTTTCCCGCTTTTTCACCACTATTTAATATATATTGTACAAAACCATCTTGTAGGTCTTTCATAACCTTACCAGTTGTTTTTTGAATTAGTTGCTTACTAGACTTATCATTCACACCTTCAGCGACTTGCATAAATTTTGCTAAGAGGTTTATGTCTTGTGCGTTTGTTTTACCCTCAAATATTGATTGCATTGTTTTATCAACATTTAATCCTGCCCTTTTATCAAACAAACTAGAAAGACTTGTGAAGTTAACAATGTCATTCTTATCTCTTGTTAATTGTTTTGCTTCTTTTAAATACTTCATAAAATTAGTGCCACCACTCATGGGCTTTTCTAAAGTATTATCAATAGCCTTAATCATTTCTATAGCATTTCTATCACCCGATTCTCCAGCTATCTCAGATAATTTATTTCTTACTGTAAGCATTTGTTTTAAAGAATCAAATACTCGTTTTTTACCAAAATTTTCAACAGCTATTGTGCCAACTTCGGGATCCATAGCTCTTAATTGTGTTAGTAAGTTTTTAATATCACCTTGTAATTCACCACCCAGTCTTTGATATATATTATTACCTTTAGCATCTTTTTTTGCCATTTTACCTTGGACACCAGTTAACACATTTTCTGCTGTTTCTTGAATGTCTTTTAAATTAAAAACAACTTTATCTTTTTTTGCTGTTTGCATGGCAAGAGTATAGGTTTTTTCAATAAGAGTATCATACCCTTCTTTAAATTTACCAACATCTTTTACAAGTTCATCAAAACTTATATTACCTAGTTGACTTTCTGGATCAGCTTGCTTAATAACTTCTACAGTGTCATCAAGTAATTTTTTCTTGGACAAAGCAAGATAGTTTACCAGTTCTGCTTGGCTTACATTATTGTAATCTTTTTCAACTTCTGTTTTAAGTTTGTTGTATAACTTTAAATTCTGCTTAGTCATTTTTTTACTTATAAGGTCAGATGTACCCATGAGTTGATTTGTTAATTTTTTTACTATTTGATTATCTGTAAGTTGTGCGATGCTCAGTAAAGGTAATCCAGACTTTTGAGCAAATTTTTGAGCTTGTAATGCTTCAGCGGCTGTCTTTTTTGTTGAAAACCCAAAAGGTACACCACCAGTTCCTTCTATTTTACTTACAAGATATTTACCCATTCCTGGGAGTACAGAGTTGACTGCTCCCTCAAAAAAAGCAAGTTTAACCTTATCACCACTTAGTACATCACCAAAAAACTCTCTACCGTTTTCATAGTTAACATCTTCGCCAGTTAAATAATCATCTATCATTTGACCAACTAAAGATCCTCCCGCTGTTCCTAAAAAAGGTTTCCAGAAAGATCCAGCAATAGCTCCAGCAGTGGAAAAAGTACCCACAGTACCTAAAAAATCACCAAAGTCACCTTTGAAATCACTAAACCCCCCATTTGGATCTACTCTAAACACATCTCCATCTTGTGTGAGTTGATATAATTCTTCTGTTTTACCCCCTCCAACATCAGTTCTATAATACTTTCCTTGTGGGTGTATGCGTTTAAAGTAAGCTAATCTATCAGCAAATTTGTTTCTTCGTGCTAATCCATCACGAACACTTAATGATATATCTCCTACTTTATCAGAACCACCATATCTAGCACCAAATTTATCTTGAAGTACATTTTCAATACGATTATTTTCTTTTGCAAATAATTCTATAGTTTTGTTTAGTTTTTCATTTGTGGTTATTGGAGGACTATCACTACCTTCTTTTTCAAACATTTTAGCTTGTGATTCTAAAGGTAGATTAGCAACACCTAAACGACTAGCATAAGAACTAAGTAAATCAAAAAAGTCTCCACCTTCAACTGGTATTAATGAAGTGCCTTGATCCGTGGTTAGTTCTGGAGTTACGACTTCTAAATTACTTCCTGGAACGGGGTCACTAGAAAAGTAATCAGAGCCTTGTGATGCTCCTCCTGGACTCGGGTCATTTGCAAAATAATCTGCCATTAATTAGCCTTAAAGTTAGGATTTCTTACCAAAGTAAGTGGACTATATAAATTAAATATTTTTGTTAGATCTTCTTTACTAAATTCAGCGTTTGGATTACCACTTATTTCTTTTGCGTATTCTTGCATAGGTGCTGATCTAGCTATAAACTCTTGAATTGTTTGAGCACCAGTACCTTTTACTATATCATATTTTTTTCTTCTATCTGGTGTAAGTGTAAAAGATTGAGTTCTATCACTACCACCTACTTGCAACATAAACTCTTTTTCTTCTGTAAACCCTGTTATTTTTTCAGATAGTTTAGGTGTAATTAATGGGTTTTCTTCTCTGTTTTTAATTAATCTTGCGTTTATTTCAGCATATTGTTTCATTGGGGTTTTGGTATTGTTAGCTTCATTAGACATATAATCGTTTATGATTTTTTGTTCTTGTCTATCTCTATCAGCCGCTCCTTTAAAAATCTGTTCCATAACAGCTATACCATCTTTGGTAGTTGTTAAGTTAATTCCAGCATTTTGAATTAATTCAACCTCTGACTGGTTCAAGTTTCCTGGAAAGCTTGATGCAAACTCAACTGCAAACTGGCTACCTATCTTACTTGCTAACTCTAAATTAGCTAGTTTTCCACCAATAAATTCTTGATAAGATTTTTCAGATATACCTAAATTACCTATTACAGAGTCTTTAACACCTAAGTCTTCTAGTAATTTACCAACAGCTAATCTAAACGGAGCAGTAGCACCAGTTCTAGTACTTTCACTTACAAGCTTTTGTAACTTACCAAGTTTTTCTAATGACTCTGATTTACTTGCTCTATCATTAGTGTCTTCTTGCAATTTACCTAACATTTTAGAGTAAGTATCTTTTAAACTTTTCTGTGTGTCATAAGTACTAGCGTTTGTTGTTAGTTTTGTAATTCTGTCATTATTTAAATTGAATATAAACTCTTCTACTTGTCTATCAATATCAGCTGAATCACCATCAATTCCTGCTTCTTCCATGAGAGTTTTTCTAAATATTTTAGCATTATCATCTCTTAACTTTTCAAACTCGGTACTTGCTGGAAGTAACTTATTAGACAAGGCACTTACTTCAAGTTGTGCTTTTTTGACTTCTCCTGGATTATAATCATTTGGATTATTTACTATTACAGAAGCTTTTGCAAATCTATCTAGTTGTTCAAAATACTCAGGTTGCCATTCTTTTAGTCCTTGAATAGTTTTTGTTTCACCATTAAATTTATTGACTAATGCAAATCCAGTTTCTTTACTACCAACTTTGATAAATTCTTTTTTAGCTGTGTCCGGAATCAAGAATGATTTGTCAGGATTCGTTTCGTTTACTACCATTAATCCTGCTTGTGTGGACTGTACAGATGTTTTGTCTTTACCTTGTACATTAAACAATGGATTTAAAACAGTCAAACCAGTATCTTCGTTAACTGTAGTAGGCTTTCTTGTATCAACACCAAAACCACCACCATCACCAGTATCAATAAACTTAAAGTATTTAGAACTAATTTCAGAGTCTGTCAAGCCTCCTGGAAGAGCTTTTATTTTATAACTATCACCTTCTTTTTGGCTAAAGTCTATAGCGAACTGACCTTTATCTGTATTGTATAGTTTTATATTAGATCCAGGTTTGCTATATTCAGGAACAAACTTGTTTGTTTGTGGGTCTAACCTTAATAAAGTATCCCCAATAATAACTGTTTTATCTTGTCCAGGTTTAAATAATGAGGGTTTACCTTGAGGATCTACTGTATATATTGTACCATCTTTAGCTTCAAACAAACTAGATTTTTGATCTAAAAACTTTGGTAGTATTTTACCATACAGGTCTGATTTAGCTTTTTCAGAATCTCTTTTAGCCTCTGTAAACGCTTCTGTTGCTTTAGCTTGACGATCAGATTTTTCTTTAGCTTTAAGCATACTTAATTTTAAGACTGGGTCTACTAACTTAGTTGTTTCTGGACTTAATACAGCATCTGTCAAAGTCGGACTTCTACCAACAATTTGACCAAACTGAGATAATAATTGGTAAGGTAATACTTCTGCATATTTTTCATAAGCACTTGGTTTATCTTCATATTGTCTTTGAAACGATGCGAGAGTCGGTGTTTGTGGTGCAAGTCTTTGTGCTAAAGATAAAACTCCCAACGGAGTAGAAGTGCTTTGTTGTAAAGCTTGTAAAGCATTTAATCCATCTATCTTTTGATTTGTTCCTGGAACTAGACCCTCACTCAACATAGCTGTAGGTTCGTTTTGCATCATTCTAGCTATAGCTTCTGCTTGGTTTGCTTCACCAATATTCGGTGCAACTGGTGATTCTTCTGTATCTAAACTAGCTATACCACCAGTAGATTCTATTATTGTCATTATAGGTTGTACCATAGTTAGAACAGATTCCGGAGTTTGGTCAGCATCTGTTTTACCGACCAACTGCCCTAACTCATTACGACGCTCCTCCACCGAGGCTTCATCACCTCTGATAGCATCCATAATTTCTTTTGGATTTTCCGCTTTATCAATGTCTTGAAAAAGTGTTTCAATACCAGACGCAATTCCCCCGAGAGCCTGAGCTGATTGCGTATTCTCATCTTCCAAACCTGAAGTGATTCCGCCCATTGGTTGATTTTGTTGAACCATTTGTCTTTGTAATTCATTCATTAAAATAACCCTAGTTTATTTCCTGCCCCATATAAACCCAGACCAGTAATTCCTGCTCCTAAAGCTTGTTGGAAAAAAGGAGTTTGCGGAGTCCCACCACCAGTAAGAGTTTGTATTTGTGTACTTGGCACACCTCTTAATATATCACTATAAAAACTTAACCTCTGTTGTGGCTCAAGAAACTTAAACCTTTCACCTTCTAACCTAGCTTGCTCATCCATCATTCTTTGTTGTTGATCTATACCACCTACTGTGGTCATAGCATTAATATCTTTTAAAGCTTGGTTTTGAGCTAACTCGCCAAGTCCTGCTTGTTGCATGGCTTGACTTGCTTGTTGTCCACTTATTCCTGCTTGTTGTCCAGCTATCCCAGCTTCTTGTCCTGCTAATTGACCTATAAGTGAAGCTTGATTAGCTTGACGTCTTTGTTGATTTTCAAATGATGTCATTGCTGACTGTTGGGCTTGACCAAAGTTTCTAGCTAAATCTTCATATATTCTTCTACTTGCTACATCACCTAATTCACGTTGGGCTATACCTTCTAGAACACCTTGGCGAGAGCCACCAAACGCTCCAGCACCAATAGCTGACGCACCCCTTTGAGCTTGTTGCTCTGCAAATTGTTTATTAAGCTGAGCTAATGCTTGTTCTGTTACAGCTTTTTGATATGGATTCATAAACTGTTGCACCATATTAGGGTCAAATATACCAGTAGATAAACCTCCAGCAGTTTCTGCTCTACCTATAGTACCTAATCCAGTATCTAATGTGCCTAACGCATCTGTTAGAGTTGTTCCTGCTGTGCCTAATTGCGTTCCAGCATCAGTCAAATATTGTTTATAACCACCTATACCACCCTCTCCAACATTCGTTAAAGCATCTACTGCATCTTCTTGTAGATCACTTAAACCTAATTGGTCTGGTATTAGTTTTGCTAGGTCATCTGCAGAGGGAGCTGTTCCTGCTAACTGTTTAGCTTGTTCCATTAACCCCAGTTTATAGGCTTCTATTTCAGGGGCTTCTCTTTGTATTACGGTTTGTTCTTCTGCCATTATGCCACCTTCTCAAACTTTTTCATCATCTGGTACATACGTTTAGCACCTTCTTTACGGTCACCTCCTCCAGCTCCTTGTACTGCTCTAGCGTTCATAACAAATTCACCATCACTTAACATTGCAGGAATAGAATCCGAGGTTGATGTTCCAGGACCGACTATTTCACCACCCTCTGCCCTATATGTATAATATGGATTATCACCATAAAAATTACTAAACTTATATTTGTCTGGATCTTGTTCTATTAAATCTAAACCAGTTAACATTCTTGAACGGTCTTCTTCTGGTACAGAGAATATTGGCACTCCTGCCTTATCTAATCCATATAAACCTAATGCAGTAGCACCCCCGATAGGAGCAAACTTTTGTAAAGCACTTGGAGCTAGTTCTTTTTCTGCTGTTTCTAAAGCTTTTATAAGTATGTCTTGTTTTTTATCTTTTGATAAGTTCACACCTAATTCTTTAAACGTGTCATACTTCGCTTGTGCTGTTTCTTTTGCTGACTTCATAATATCTGCTTTGGAAGGCATTATACTTTCACGAGTTGGCGATAAATAATCACTGTACAATTCTTTAGCTTTACTACCTAAATTTTCTAATGTGCCTAATATTCCTTCTTTTTCGGGGTTCAAAGCTTTAAAAGTTTCCATAAAACCTTTTTGTTTAGGACCAAAAGTTTTTGCACCGAATTGAAAATTAGGATTAGCAACACCTTTATCATATCCAAGAGCTGGTTGTGTAAAACCATAACCCACATCTTTAGGTTGAACGCCTTGACTAATTTGTGATTGAACAAATTGTTCGTTTAAGTTACTGTATGGTTTTTCTACTGTAGCATATACATCTTTTAAACTTCTTTTATAAATAGGTGTTTCGGGTGTTATTTTACCTCCCGGAGTTGTAAAAGCATCGGTAAACCCTTCATTAGTACCTACTGTAGCATAAGGGTCTGATGAAAGAGTGTTTATTGTTGAGCCAGTTACATTTTGAGTTGGAATATTAGTACCTACTTGTGAAGGCTCACTACCAAATAGATTCCTAATATCATAATCACCTGAGGTTAATCCAGCATCTACAGCACTACCACTAAAACCACCTTGACCAAAAGCCATATTACCAACTCCTGCTAACCCTCCTGCTATGACAGCATTACGCAAAGCATCTTTTGGTTTTACTCCTCCTGCCAAACTTCCAGCTAAAGAACCTATTCCAGCAGATAAAAATAAAGGCATAGTAGGTAATAAGTAAGGAGCAACAATCGGTAATACGATGGGAGCTGTTTTCTTAACTACTTTTTTCAACCCCTTAAATAGTTTTTTGATAAAAAACTCAGGTTGACCAGTTTCAGGATTTATAGAATTTAATTCATTACCAACAATATAACGGTAAGGGTCTAGATCTAAGTCACGCATTTGTTGGAAAAGCATATCTTTCAGCTTTGGATTATTATCCAAAACTTCCATAGGTATAACTGTTTCACCCTCTTTTGCGTGTACTACATAAGTATCGCCATTACGACCAAAGTCAGCTAACAATTTAGAAGCATTTTCTAAAGTGGCTAAACCGATCGGGTTGTCATTTGTTACATCATATGAAAGACTTGCAATACTCATATCACCATCTTAACAGATAAAAAACTTTTATACAAGTGTGCAGTCAGTTATGAAACTGAAACTGTTACAGAACCTAATGTTATAGTTGAACTATTCCCATTAACTCCTGCGATATTTAATAAAGATACCTTAACATCATTTCCTATTCTGTACAAGGTTCCTTCTTCTAAACCTACATCACTAGTAGGTAAAGCAGTAAAAACTATTTTTGTATTTCTACCTTCTCCAGGATTTGCTTGTTGTTGTATAAAAAAATCAAGGGTAGTAACTAAATCATACATATAATCAAGAGTAATAGCACCGTTTGGTTGTGGTAGTCTAGGTGGAGCTATGTCACGGCTAGACATTATCGCCTACCATCAGGTCTTATATCTACTCTTGGTGTACCCAACTTCCAAGCAACACCTTGTTCTGTAGATTCTAATTTCATGTTGAATGATCTACCTCTTAATCTTACATTAAGTTTATCAGTAAACTGTTCTACTGGGGTTGTGGCTGATCGTGTGCTTGTTCCACTTGATGTATTTCCATAAGTGCTTCCTGGACCAGTACGAGCTTGTAAAGTAAAGCTAGCTGAAGGGTTACCAGTTGTTGAAGTAGATCCTTCAAATGTAATATCAGGTATAAGTTGTTTTATAAAAGTAAATTGATAACCATCGCCTATATCTAATTGGCTTGATTCAATTGATGCAGTCATAGCACTACCATCATCATCATTACCATTTTCATGTTCAAATAGATAACTCGATCCAGCACCTATTGGGAACTGTCTAATACCTCTATCGTGCCAAGCTGTTCTAGCAAGAGAACCATAATACCATGTCTGATTTGCATAGTTATATATAACGTATTTATTATTTTCTTCACTGTCAGCTGATGGGTAAAACCACCATATTTCTGACCATTGTGAATTTACACCAGAAACAACTTTATCAGCTTGTGAAAAATTAAAGTCTAAAAACACCTTATCTCTAACAGTACATGCTATTTGTTGAGTACGTCCAGTATATACATAAAAGTTTTCTTTACCCATCCAAAACACTACATCATCTACTGCGACAGCTGAATTAGGGCTCATTATAGTTAAATTTTTAGAAAGTTCTTGTAAACCAAAAGTAAACGGAGGACCAATAAACCTCATGCTAAACAAACTTCTGTCTGTAAAAACTAATATCTGTTGTTTAGTTTCTACAGCTTGTACAAAAGTAGAACCACTGCTTAACCTTAAATCTCCTGCTGTGTTTGTAGTATCAGGTGTAAAATTAGTCAATGACTCTTGCGAACCAAACCTTATGAGTAAAGGGTCTTGTATAGAAGTGCCAATAGTATTAGCTCCAAACACAACTATATGCCTGTCTATGTCAGACACTAATACTTGTTTTGCTATTGTAGGTACATCACTTGCCCCAGACAAACTTGTTAGGTTTACAGCTCTTGTGTTTAAACCATCACTTTTATCCCAATAAAAAATACCACCGTCGCGAGCATTTAAAAGTAAATCTTCACCAAAGTTGTCATGTGACCATAATCTTATAGTAGCTGTAGTGCCTGACTGAGCCGCCTCACCCCAACCAAACTGAGTTAGATCTGGGTTTATACCACCCCAAGCTCCAGCACCCCAACCATTACCACCGACAGTAGTATTCAAGCCCACGTTGATTTGGTAAATACCATCAACACCAGAACCACCATTGCCAGTATCAGAAGAGTTTGCTGTCACGCCAACCACTATCTCATAAGAATTACCGTTTACTAATTTTGTTATTTGATGCTCAACATTTAATATATCTGCTGTGACAAGACCACCTAAACTAACTGCACCAGATATAGTTACAAAATCATTTACCACAGCACCATGTGAAGCATCTGTAACTGTTATTGTACTAGAACCATCTGTCGCAGAAAAAGTGATAGTATTAGTTGAAGTTTTGCGAGTAGGTGTTATATCATTAAATTCGCCACCTTCTTCTATATAATATTTAAGATGAGTACCTACACCCATATAATCAGAGCCATCTAGTGCAACATAATTGTGTAATGCTCTAGCTGTACCTTGGTAAGTATTAGAAGATTGTTTTACCCAACCACCTATTTTTTCAGGGAAAGATGTATAAAATCTAACTTTATCACAATCAAAAAAGCCACCTTCATTAGAATAAGACGTAATCTCTCTATTAATTCCAGGTTTAAATTTTAAAGACGTTAATGGCATAATTGAATATTACTTCAAAATGATGGTTATGACAACTCTGTCTATTTTTTAACCCAAAACTCATCAAGTTTTTCTGCATTTTTACTTATGATAGGTATTGGACTTACCATTCTGTCTTTGTAACTATTATGTATTCCTGCTCCAAAATAATTAAAATTTATGGTTTGTCTAAATGATGCATTTGTGGGAGATGAGCTTGAATGATTGGTTACTGGATCAAACAGTAATAATCTATTTTCAATGGATTCTATTGGTGTTCCATCTGCCATTGTTGTAGGTGCATCGCAAGTTGTTAAAAAGAACAATGCTCCTTGATGATGAAAATCAGCATCAATATGAGGTGCATGATGAACAACTTTTCCAGTGTGACTAGGAAAATACATATTAGCTTTAATCCTAAATAAAGCCTCTATGTAAAGTTTGGACGATATAGTTTCAAATATTTTAGTGTCTAAATGATCTGACCAACCAGAGTAAGCATGATAAATATTTGTAGCAAAATACATATCATTATTTCTTTGGTCATTATTATTTATTCTTGGAGCTAATTTCCAAGGAAAATCACCTCCTGCACCCAAATATCCTTTGACTACACCAAATTCATCTGCTCTTAAAAAATTATCATAAACAACATAATACATTTTTTTTCCTATTGAAAGTTTGGACCATGCACCCAACAAACTAAACTATATCTAGTGCCTTTTGTTACTGGGACAACACCATGCTTCATGTAAGAAGGAAAGAATATAGCAGTGCCTTGTTCCATTGAATCCTCTACGTTGAATTTATCAACATCATCTGGAAACTGAAATGTACCACCTTCATAATTTTCTGGTGATGTTAATTGTATAGAAACTGATAATTTTCTTACTGTTTGTCCAGGATTTACAAAATCATATTGACCATCTTCATGTGGTTTATAAAATCCTTTGTTTTTCTCATCGTACTTTGTAATTTGAAAAGATTCTGGATCAGTTAGTTCAAAATTATAAAATTCTGTATTTACTTTATTTATTAACTGACATATGGGCATATATATATCTAAATGTTTTAAAGAACCATGTAACCAACTAACTTGACTTTGCCTCACAGAATTTGTTTCTTGTTTATTACCAGTATAAGCTTTTTGAAAGTTGGGTTTTGCTCTTTCGATTATGGTATTACATAAATCAGCAGACAATGCTTTTTTTGCAACTATTATATTTCTTTTCATAAATTTATGTCCTTCTCATTTCTGGTACTGGATAATGTGGTGCAAATATATCTCGAAAAAAACTTATAAACATAAGTCTTTCTTCTCTAGGTTTTAAATTATAAAAAGCACCATGAGGATTAGACCCATCAAAACCTATCATTTTATTATAAGAAGAGTTAAATAAACAATCTAATTTAAATGAGTTTAAATGTTCATTTAAAGCTTTATAATACTCGTCTAATTTTAAATCTGGATTTTTATAATAGTAGTCATTTTTAATACTTGAATCAGCCTTTCCATATTTTACTGAATTAAAGTTACTCATATAATTATTTTTTGGAGAATATAATGCAGTTCCACAACCATCATATTTTGATAAATATATTATAGATGTGAACTTTGATTCATGGTCGTTGTGTATCCAACCTTTTCCAGTATTCTCTTTGTTTAAAATATGAGCTTCAACATCTTCATATTTTATTTTTTGAAACGAAGATGTAGCATTCCACCCTATTGATTGAAACATTTGATAATCAGGATACAATAATCTCAAAATTCTAGAATTAATATCTCCGAACAAATCATACCCAAATTGATCTTCTGGCTTGGCTCTTAATCCTGGATAATTTCCATCAGGTTTTTCATAAGTCAATGATTCAGCATAATCTCTAATGTAATCAACATTATCAAAAAAATTATTTACTTGTAAACTCGGATAATTCATTTAAAAAATCTACTTTATGAAGTATAGGTTTGGTCTTTTGTCATATTGATATTCTGGGTAATGTGGACCATTTTTTTCTATATAATGAAGAAAGACTTGTGAGTGATGTTTATAAGGAAGTTCATGTCTCCAATGTTCTTGCTCACAACCCTTATAAACAACAGCTTGACCAATTCCTAATTCAAATTTTTTATCTTCGACATAAATTGCCCAATTATCTCCACCCTCTCCTCCTAAATTTAAAGTAATACTTACTTGACATGAAGGTCTATCTTTGTGTGGTGGACAATCTTGACCCTTAAAATATCTTCTCCAGAAAGAATAAGTTGGCACTAATTCTTCTCCATATGCCTCTTCAACTTTTGGCTTAAGGTAGTGTAGTATATTTTCAACAGGCGGATCAGCATACATTTGACAAGTGTCAGAAAACACATCACCTTCTATTGGCTCTCTTCTAACAAAGTTGTTTTGTATTATATAATCAATATGACATTTTAATAATTCAACTTGAGATTCTGAAAGACAGTCTATTATTTTATTCACGATGTGCTACCTTTATACGAATAAAATAAACTATAAAATCTTTTAACTTGTGTGTAAAACTTTTTTATATCTTTACCAAGGAAATGTTGAATTCCCATCTGAATCTTCTTTAGCAACAGAACCATTAATATTTTCTAAATATGTTAAATTATTTTCTAAGTCTGTTTTAATATTTGTTAAAATGTCAGATGTAATCCTAGTTTCTACCCAACTTTTTACATTAGCTTCTGTAACAGAACTATAAGCTGTAAAAGAATTTGATACATTAGAAACATCCATATCTAAATTTGCACCATGAGTTACACTTATACTGCCTACTGTTTCACTTGTTGCAGTTAAAGTAGCCTCTACTCTAGTTATTACATCGCTATAAGTCGTTCCACTTTCTGTAATATTTTTTGTATATAATTTATCTATTGTCCATGCGTATGTTGCCATTAGTTACTCCTTAACTCTGCACTGTTCCTGACACTGTTCCGTTATTTGTAAAAGTAAAACTTATAGGTGAAGCTCTTTCAACTGCTAATCCAGCCGCTCCTCCTGATCCACCACTTCCTCCACCAGTACCTCCAGTTGTAGAAGGTGAACCAGTTGATCCAGTGCCACCTGATGCTCCTGCTTGACCATAGCCACCACCAGTACCTCCAGTGCCTCCAGCACCACCATTTCCAGCTGATCCAGTCGATCCACCAGAACCACTAGCACCAGAGTCACCCCCTGGAAGATTATTAAATCCTCTACCTAAACCTCCAGCACCTCCAGCACCTCCAGCGTGTCCTGCTACTTGGTTTTGTGATTGTTGTTGTTGAGGAAACTGTCTGTAAATATAGGATCTTGTGAAATTGTATTGAAAATCACCCTCTGGATTAGTTTGGTTGTGCGGTTCTGAAGGCGAGCCTTTATAATATGTGTATTGACCTACAGTTCTAGATGTCGCCCCAGTGTATGGAGTACCTTGTGCTACTGTAGAACCACTCCAATTAACCTTATAAACTCCTGCTGGTCCTGGAGATGCACCGAATGGTCCTGCTCCTGGACCATAAAATTGTGCCCACATAGTATTATAGTTTGATCTATTAATAGTTGGACCTTGTTGACCAGTAGTTTGTTGTTGAGACTGTTGTTGGAGATTACCGCCAACACCGCCACCACCGCCTCCACCGCCACCACCAGCACCAGCAAAAATACTTCCGTTATTAATAAAAGTACAAGCACTAGCAACTTTTATAGCGTCACCACCAGCAGATCCAGCAGATCCAGTACCACTATTGCCAGATCCTGCACTGCCACCAGCACCACCAGCACCGACAATAGTCCCATTATTAGTAATAGTTATTGGACCAGCACCACCAGAATCAACCTCTAAGCCATACTCGGCAGTATCGTCTGCACCAAGGGTAGTACTAGCTGGTATAGTTACAATTTTGGGGTAGTCTACAGCATAGTCATCACCAAACTGAGCACTTAAATTTGACTCTGTAATAGAACCACTTGGATATGTAAAACTAAAGCCTTTAGCTTGATCATAATAATCGCTTACGTCAAGAGCACCAGATGTTGCAACAGAAGCGGCGAGGTTTGTAGCAGGATTATTAGAAGCTTTTTTTCTTATGTTAGAACCACCTCTGTAAAGATCTCCAAGACTAATTGCACTTGAACCACCTACAAATTCAGTCCTTAATGCAGAAAATGCTAAAGATTGTCCAGAACTAGGTATTGCCACTGATTAACCTCCATTAAGAATTTGTTGCTTCAAATGTGTTAACTCAAGATTAAGTTGTTTAACTGCCTCTATTAACACTGCGGTCATTTTAGCATAATCAACCGATTTTGTTTCCATTTCATCATCAGCAGTTAAAACCACTTCAGGTAAAACTGGTTCTATATCTTGTGCCAAAACACCTATTTGTTTTCTAGCATTTTCAACATCATTTCTTTTGTAATAAACACCTTGCATCTGCATAACTTTTTCTAAGGCATTTGCTATAGGTTCTATATCAGTCTTAAGTCTTTTATCAGAAAAAGCAGTTACATCATTGTTAAATGTCGCCGCTCCAGCGGCAGACATATCAAGAGTTAATGCTGTAATTGTTGAACCACCATCATTACCTAAAAAATTTATGTCTTTATCTGATACTGGTGCAAAAATTTGTAAACTTGAAGAAGAGTTAGATATACGACCATATTCAGTACCCGCATCTTTAATTTTTATGTCGCCACCATCTGCATCAAGTACAATGTCTCCAGCACAATCAAATGTCATATCACCAGAGTTTGTTTTAACAGTGCCTACATTTACAGAGCCACCAGATAAATCTAAATCTATAAAAGCATCAACAACTGCCGCTCCACTTCCAGCTCCATCTAAATACACAACTTTAGTAGCTCCATTTGGTATAGTCACATTAGCTCCACTACCTTGCGAAATATTTATTGATTGACTACCAGTTGTAGCATTTTCAATTATATGAACTCTTTTCATTGTGTTTGGTGCAAGAGTCAAAGTTCTAGTTGCCGATAAACTTGTTGATGTTACTTTTATAAAAAAAGCTCTTGCACCATCTGAGGAGCCATCTGCTACAGTTTCTGTTGCATCCGCATCTGATCCCATATTCACAGTTGCAAAGCCTAAACCTTCACCAATTAATTCTAAATTTGTATTTGTTGATGTACCCCATGTTCCAGATTCATCACCAGTAGTTATTTCTTTAAGCCTTAGATTATTTACATATGTTGCCATTATGCCACCCTTTCAAGCCAATTTGCCAGTTGATCTGGCTTAATTAAACTATAAACTTGTTCTTCACCAGTGGATCCCGTACCACTAACTCCAGTTAAAGATAACACAGAACCACCAGATATTGCAAGTGTTCCTACAGAAATTGATAATCCAGCTAATGTTACTGATAAATTTGAATCAGCAGTAACAGTTTCACTACCTAATGCAGTAGTTCCAAGAACCGTTGTTCCTGACACTCTATAAACTATAGGAGTATTAGCTTGTCCACCCATTCCAGAATGAACATGACAGTGATAATATAATGTTGGAGCGTTTGTTGCTACAGTTATTTCTGTATAAGCACCTGATGATCCAGGAGTACCACTTGTTGTTACCCCAGTTGTATATGCACTTCCTCCTGAATGATGTCCATCTGAAGTTGTGCTAAATCTAAACGGATGACCAGAATTACTACTATCACTTTGGTCAAATCTATAAGTATTACCTTCAAACAGTTCTAGTGTAGGTTGTTGTACACCATCAATAAAATAGTAATTTGCACCACCGACAGCTTGTACAATTACAGTTTTTGTTATTGTCGTAGCAGAATAGCCACTTATTAGTATTGATGCAGAAACACCAGTAGTCGAAATCACTGCCGTTCCTACAACAGTTTCGTCACCAAAACCTATTGTGCCAGTAAGTCCCGTTTCAACAACTCTAGCTCCTGCTCCAGCGAGAGCATTACCAAGAGCCGTGGTTCCCGAAACACCAGTAACACTAAATATACATGTACCAGTTATTGTGGGAAGCGTTAATTGTGCTTGTGCTTGTAAACCAGTTGGTGTGAGTGTTTGCCCTACATCAGCAAAGACACCACCTCCCCATATATGATCACCCCAAGCAGAGCTACCCCAACCAGATAAAAACCCAGAAGTTGCTTCTAATCCAGTAACAGAAACATTTATTGGGATTCTGACTAATACACTATTTACGGATGCAGTTGCTGATACTCCAGTTGTAACTACGTCTGTAGAACCACCTATTGTAGTTGAACCTACAGCAGTTGAAGCAGATAATCCAGTAGTACCAGTATTACTGTCTCCGTCAAAAGTAACTGTGCCAATGGCTCCAGTTGCAGAAACACTCGATGAGAGAAAAGCAAAAAGAAAAGTTAGTCCTGCGGAATTAACAACACCAGTAGCTTCTAGTCCAGTTTCAACTACTACACTAGTTCCAGTTACCCCTTCCTCACCAACGGCAGAGGTAGCTGATAAACCAGTAACACTTACATCAGCATCTACAAACCCTCCCCAAAAGGAGGATCCCCAAGTACCATCACCCCAACCACTAGTAGCCATAGCTTAGTCTTATATTAAGCTATACGAATAATAGCGTTAGAAGCGTCAGCAGTTGGGAACTGAATAGTAAATGTGCCAGATGTTGAGGTTTTATTAGATGTAAAATCTAACACACAGACAGCTTTGTTACTATCAGAGCTATTATATATCAAAGCTCCCATTGCAGTAATTGTTGCTGTTGTAAAACTTAAATCAGCAAAATCTGTAAACGCAGTTGTACCTGATGTAGTTGGGTCTACTCTTGTTAAAGTACCACCACCAGTGGAGTATGATCCACTCGTAGCAACTTCTCCAGCCGTAGCTAGTACAGTAGTCGCCGCTCCTAAGGTTGCAGTTGAAGATGATTTGCCACCACTACCCTCTGCGTATAATGCTAACTTAAAAGTATCTCCGCCAGAGTTTTTAAAATTGTGTACACCTTCTAATAACTCTTTTTTGAAGGAAGTACACAT